TCTCTAGACTTGGGATCTACAAACAAATCAAATGGTTCTGGTTGTTTTAATACAACCTCTCCCATACCATGATCTTGGTCATGATCAACCGAAACCATCATATAGCCTACAGATTTGGTAATAGAATCATTAATAGCATTAGCGTATAATGTATTAGCATCTGAATTATACCATATATAATCAGCCATATCAGAAAATACTGCAGCTACATCTGAATCACTTCCTTCTGTTGCTACTGCTTGCCATCTAGGATTACTAGCAGTAGCATAAAAATTAAGCATCTCTACAACAGGAGTAATCCTATTTATTGTAAAAGTAGGCATCCCTTGTTGTTCTAAAGACGATCTTTCTGCTTCAGTTAATTGATTGTCATTAGCAAAGTCATAACCTTTCTGATTAATATATTCCCACTGTATTCTATTGTGAGTATTAACAGAATTAAAAATTTGTTTGACTTTTTCTGCTGTCTTATCTTTTCTCTTTGCCATCATTTACCCTCTGAGTAATTATTAATATAATAAGACCCTTTTTAGATCTGTTTTTAAACATCTTTTTAAGCGTCTTAGCTAAATTATAACAGTACTGTCTATATTATGTAGTTACACAAATATATTCACAATCACATGCTGCAGTATCTGCTCTCAAATAAATAGCTTCTGCTGCAATTAATGTCCCAGCAAAATCTACAGCTGAATCGTCATTAGCATAAATATCATCAGTAGTAAAAAATAAACTAGAACCTGGTTCTACTTTTAAAGCTATTTCATGTCCTGCTCCTGAATCATAAATTATAAGTGATACAAAATTAGTATCATCTAAATTAGTGACTCTAAAATATTTTAAATTAGCAGCAACTACAGCTCCGACAGAATCTGCACTACCTAAATTTATAATATTCACATTAGAATCATGAACTACATTTAATATCCTTTGATCTACCTGACCACAAGCTGATTTTGTAAAAGTATTTGATCCGCCATAAGAAACGCCATTTAATGTAATCTGCTCAGTAATTTTAACTGTAAGCGTTGCTGGTGTTACTTTTGTTGCCATTTATTTCTCCTTATAAACCTGCTTCATATGTGTTATTGTAGAAAGTCCTTTTATTTTTACCTTTTTTTATTGCTGGTTGAGCTCCACCTTGACCAACTCTTCGAGAAGTTCTAGGCGCCATAGTTGGCCCAAATTTTTGTGTATTCAATTGAGTTTGATCTCCTGGATCATCAGTTCTTTTTATAGTAGGTTGAACATCACTACCTGGTCCAACTCTGTGAGCTCCTCTTGGTGCTCTTGTAGAACCAAACTTCTGTTTAGAAGCATTAGTTATTTTTCCGTAAGCCATTATTTTCTCCTTTTTTAGCTTCGTTAGTTTCTTTGTCTTTAGATTTTTTTATTTTACCTAAATCTTTTAATGTAATAATATCTATGCAACTACCCAACTTTTAGCTGTAGGTCTGTGCTTATAAATATTACCCTTTTTATCTTGTTTAACAGATTGCAATGGATATGCATACTTACACGCATATGCTAAAGCATCTATTGTATCATCATGTCCCATTCTAGGACCAAAAGTATATATCTCTCTTTGTAAATCATACATCTCTTTCTTTACAAATATCCCCCCTATTGAAAATCTTTGTGCTAATATTTCCTGTATCCTATCTCTCTTGCTCATTCTGTTTCCTGGCTTTTCAGCACAAAACTTAACAGTAAAATCATTTCTTCTTCTCATTTCAGCAGTCAATGCTTGAAATATTGGCCTACTCATTGTAGTGTCTTCTACAGTAAATAAACTGGGCCTAAATCTATTATTATAATCAAACATATAATCTACTATTCCCTTTTTATCATCTCCTGGGATACCAAGAACTGGCAGACTACGCATTCGTAAATACTCCAAAACATAGATATTATTATCAGCACAAACACCACACATAACAATAACAGAGAAATCACTATCCCTACGAGTACTATCGGTAGCAGGGTCAACCCCAGCAAAAATGTTGACTGGCTTAACATCTCCAGTATCCAAGACAACATACGAGATCTCAGTTTCTTCATCATATTTATATCTTCCCTCCCAATGCTTTACATGATCTCTTGTAAAAATAGAATCAGTTTCACTTTGTACTTCCATCATATATTCCTGATAGAATTTCTGTGGCTGACCTGAATCAGAATAAAACTTTTTCTTTCTCTCCATTTCCTTTTGACCAAACCATGAAGGCCACAAAGGTGTACCATCATCCTGCAAAGCTTTATAAGTTACTACTTTCCAGCTAAATTCTTTATCCATCCCTTTGCTTTTAGCTTTATTATATCCAATAAGGATATTGTTAATAAAGGAATCAAAATGAACAGGAGTCCCATTGATACGAAGCCTACCAGTACCAGGTTCCAAAGCAGGAAATACAACAGCCGTAACAAGATTAGAGATTTTAGCACGAGACTCTGGTGTAACGGTATTATTTTCATCTTCAAAATCGTCCAGAACAATGAGGTCGTACCGTTTATGTAATTTCGCTCCGCCTCTAATACCTGATAGGTTTGATTTACTAATGAGTTTACAGCCATTTTTAAGTTCGATATCATCTTCAGTCCATTTTTTCCCTTTTAAACTACCGAAATAATACGACACTTTATCATTATATTCCAAATGATATTTTATGTAATCTAAATTCGGTACACTAATCTTAGACGATGCAGCAACCCAACCGTAAAACAAAGGTTCCTTTGTAAATAAGAAATCTTGTAATATATTACATTTAGTTAAAACTGTCTTACCATGACCTCTAGGTAAAATAACAGCCATTTGTTTTACTTTTGTATCTGAAATCAAATCTGCTACTTCATAATGAAAAAATGGAGTTTCACTTCTCATAAAATCATCAGGCAGAAATAACTTACCAAATGCAATCATATCATGTTTGGCAAGTTCTAATGTTTCTTCGGCCTTTGATACATTCTGTGTATTTATATTAGCCATTATTCGTTATACTCATCATAAATTTCTTGTACTCTAGCTGTAGGTTCCCAAGGCAACTCTGGTCCATGCATAACATATCTACCAAAAAAATCTCTTGGGCCTAAAGGAATCCCAGATTCAGATTGCCCATGAAATTCAGCTTCTTTTCTCAACTCGGCTTTTAAATCCTCAAATTCCAAAGGATAATCCAAGTTAAAATAGTCATCACTTAGCGCTGTATGTGCCTGAAGTGTTTTAGCATACGGGCTACCATACCATTTATCCATTTGTTCATGAATACTCCAATCTCCATATTCTTCTGGTAGTAATTGATTCATAATAAATTCGTAATCTTTTAATAACTCATTATCATATAAAAATCTATAAAATTCTACATATTCATCAGAAAACCTAGTTTCTTGTTGATTACCATACCAATCAGCCCAATCTCTTATTCTGTCTCCACTTACACCTTTTTCCCAATTACTGCCTTTAGACAATTCAAACAATTTACCATAAGCATCATGACTCTGGTCTTCTAGACTAGACATATGAAGAGATCCAGTTCCGTGTCCAAATATCTCATGAGTAAGTATTTCAATAGGATCAGCAGCCCACCTATAGGTCTGGCTTGTGGAATCAGGAGTTGGTAAAGGTAAAGCAGCATACGCAGTATCAACAAGACTTCCCCCCAAACCATAACCGTACTGTCCTATTGATTTTCCAGCCCAGTTTTCTGTTCCTACTTCCCATTTGCCTGATCCTGCTTCAAATCCTGGAGGAACAGCTCTTATAAACATATTACCAGCTTGTAATTTTGGCAATAACACATCAGTAAAAGGAGTTTCTTTAAATTGTTCGTAATGTCTTGGATCAATTCCAATCTCTGATTTGATTCTGTCCAACTCCTTTCTGTTGGTCCGTCTTGCAAATAATTTTTCTTCTTCACTCCAACCAGCTTCTTCTTCTTCTATAGCCTTATCTATTGCGCCTTTTTCTGGCATAATCTGAGATAAAATTTTATCTAGTTCTGGGGCATGAAATTCAAGTAATGCTGCTAATTGTCTAGATACAGATTCACTGGTTTTAGCCCATTCAGCAACCTCTTCCTCTGACATAGCAGATAATGATTCTGGTAAAGTTTTAAGAAAATCTAATTCTTCTGTGACATCTCCCTCAAATCCTTCAAAAGTTGGTATACGTCCTTCGCTACTAGCTCCAGAATATTTTAACCAATTCCAATAATCTTGATATTCTTTACTTAACGGCACCTAGAATCCTGGTAATTCTTCAAATGGATCTGGTAGTGGATATCTTTCTAAAGTTCCTGAACCTTCGGGAGCAACAATATCAGATGGATCAGGAGAGGGTTTAATTCTTCTGTTTCCAAATTCATCCACAATTGTGTCTAATACTTCTACCTCCACATCTGCATATCCCCCTCCTCTAGGGCCGCCATATCCAGGTACAGGTTTAAAATATCCTTTAAATAGCATTTCTAAAAGAGTAGGATTTATAGGAGGTCTATTCCCCATATCCCCGCCTTCTAAGGCTTTTTGTATCAACATATCTTGATAATCTGTCACAGCTCTATCAGATTCTTCTTGAGATATTTCTGTAACCCCACGATATAAATCAAATTCTTCTTTATGTTCTTGCATTCTTTTTGCCATCTCAATAGCTTCAAGTTGAGAAATTCTTCCTCGTATATAATCTAATACATCCACATTCTGTTTCTGTCCTAAAGCCCTTCTATAATCTTCTAAAGTTATATCCATATTATTCCTCTATTGTTTTTGGCCTTTCAGCTTTTAGTAATTCTTTATCTTGAAATCCTTGAAATAAAGCTCCAGATACTTGAGTAACTGTAGTTCTGCTCTTGTCCTCCAAATCCATAATATCAGATAATTTAAATAATGCTTTTAATCTAGTCTCATCTTTTTCAGATGACATAGCAATAGTTTGTATATTCTTTAAAATACTATTTTCATTTATACCTAATTCTTCTAATACTGGTTTTAATTCTTCTTTCATAGCTGTCATCACCCTTTTAGTTTTTATCAATTGCGTAGACTTCTGCTTAGCATATCCTGGGTTACTTGTAGGAAATGCTTTAATATAAGCTTGTTGTGGAGGTAGTCCAGAGACAAGATATATTACGAAGAGATGTTCGCACTTACTCAGTACCGTCCGATCTAGCAGAACGTCTGCAGAGTTCTTACTCCCTCCAAAGGAGTAAATGTTGACTCTGCGTGAAGTGTCGAGTTTCACCTTGGAGGATACTGGAAAAGTTCCAGTGCACGTGCCAACATATTCCCTAGTCTTCTTACATCCTTTCGGTACGATCATCTTTCCTTTACGTAAAATCTGTATATAACATTCATCATCTGCTTTTACCCAATCTCCCACTGATGCTTTTCTCCAATCAACAATCTTAATAGAGCTAGGCAAAACATCATCAGGTTCATACACATAATGATTTATACCATTTACTCTATAAGATCTCATGGAGTAAGTCTATCTTGTATAAAATAATCAAATGTCATTGTATTTCGTTTAGCTAAAGGCATCCAATTACCTGTAGTAGCATTTAAATAACTTCTTTCATATTCATTATCTACAACCCCCCAATTTCCAGTAAGTATAGCATCTCTCATCTTAGGGTATTTATTTATACTTCCTACATTATACTCATAATCCAACATCATCAATTTATCTCTATCTGGAATAGTTGCAAATAAAGAATCTTTCCCCAAATTAACCATTCTATTACTAAGCGTACTATACATTGCATCAAGATCTTCTCTTAATAAAGAATCTGCTGTAGATTCAGATATACCAGACAACGCTTCTTTTGCAGATAAATTATTAATAAACACATCATTGGTAGTACCATAACCTATTGTCTCTACCCCTGCTGCATCAGTATAAGCAAATGGTTCAAAACTCTCATTTTGTTTTAACCATGTAATATAACTACCTAACTCAGCAGGATCTATCCCCGATAATGCAGACATTAGGAACCCTTTTGTCTGGCATTATGTATTGTAATCATAGTCTCCATAAGCTGTTGATTCTGCTCTTTTAATCTTTCATTCTGTTTTAATATAGAGCTTGCGAATCTATTTCTTTCAAGCTGAGTAGCAATATACGTTCTTGCAGCAGTTTTTTCTTCTGCTTTAGTTAGTTTATTAGCCATAATATCCTTTATGTTATGCTGGTTACTTGGCCCGAAGGGTCAAATTAATTTTATGTTTCAGCAATCTCAAACGTAGTAATTCTAGATATTGATTCATCATCCATAGAATCTAACACAGCGGTATTACCTTTAAAAATGAGACATTTAGAAGGAACCTCAACAATTTCTTCCTTCATGCTCTCTACCTTATCAGTATCAGGGTCAAACTCAATAGTTAGTATATATTTTACTATATCTTTATCATCTTCCATTCTAACCCTTCCAAATAGTTTGCTATAGTTTAGTACTTATTATCATTAAAAAGCAACTATTTATTATCTTTTTTTATTTCATCAGTCTTTTTCTCTTCCACTTTTTTATATTTTTCTTTTAAAAATGTTTGAAATCCTACCGTATCATTTGAAAAAGAGATATAATCAGTAAGTACTTTCATTATAGTAGTTAATGTATCACTTTCAGTCTTAACAGCACCATATAAATTGTTTAAATGATACTCTACTTGTTTATTCGTAAGTTTAGGCTTATTACCTTGACTCATATCTAATCCCCCCTTTTTTAGGTACCTTAATATACAAAAAGGTTACTTTGCAAAGCAACTTTTAAAAATTGTAGCATTTTAGTGCTTGGGGTTATTATATGACCCCGCCCCTTATCAGGGGTTTTTCACTATCGTGATTTAGTTATTTTTGATTTTGATTAATTTGTATTTGTGATTATATTTATTCACTTTTAAGGAGGTTCCAATGGAACTAGAAGACAATAGTACTCATGATGGTAAAGGTATCATACATGAGAGTAAGCCTGTAAGAACTCAAGGAGTAGATCCTAAGATTACTAAAGATGACAGAGTCTATACTATAGATGATGTGCAAGAGTTAGTAGCTGATGAAGATATAGATACGTTGATGGAAGTATTTACTACTCAGAGACAATACATTAAACTACATCCTACAATGAAGAAGTCAATGAAGAAGAAAGGACTTGATGATCTTCGTAATATGATATGGGATGTAACACGTGAGTTAGGTAGAGCATTTCCTATGAGAGAAGCTAGACAACTTACAAGGTTGTGTTACTTATCAGGTAATAGTAATTATTAGAAATAAACTTGGGAGAATTAATTAATACACTGATTCTCCCTAATTTATAATGTAATAGTATTATTGTTCATTAATATAGAGACAGATATGTAGAGAACCGTAAGTATTTAAAGATATTGGCATGTGTTGATAACTATTAGTGTAGAGAACTGTCTCCTCCTTATTACACACACACATGCCTGTATCTATATATAGTATAAACTTATACCAAACAGGAGGGTTCATGAAAACAGCATTATTT